CCAGGGGGGTTCCTCGATCAGCTTCGTGGACTTCGTGATCTCTCCGGCAAGCGTCTCGCCGGCAGCCGACGTGCGCTGCCCCCGGACGTTCCATTCCCAACCCGGCCGGAGAGCTTCCAGATACCCCGTGTGTGGGCCGACATCCGCCGCCCCGAACACCACGTCGTAGAGCAGTCGGAAGTCGTGCCCGTGCGTCGTCGAGAAGATGCTGCCGCTTTTGACCGTCACGGCAATCAGCGCAGGTCCAACAGGACGGGAAAGCTGCACGGCAACCGTGGCACGGCTTTCCCCCGACGCGGAGGAAATGAACATGCCGCCCCCGGCATTCGCCACCGCCAGCGACGCCCGGGCGTTCTGTGCCGCGAACGCCTGGAGCATCTCGTGCCCCGGCCCCGTGTCCTTGAGCGGCTGGACGTAGTTCGCTGGCAGCACACCCTCCCCGACAGCCAGCAGATCCGCCTGAGAAAGCGCATCAATGGGACCGGGAAGGTGAGGCACGCCGGGAACGTAGGGAGCGAACCCCGACGGGTCGATTCCTGCGGCCGGGTCGGGGATGATCACCATCGTGCCAGTTCCTCCCGCCCGTCGTTGTACACCCTGCGGGCGGTTCTGCCCACTCTAGCCGCCGTAGGCATCCGCGTTGGCCGGGTCGCTCATAGCCTCCCCAGTCGTGTTGCTCGTCGTCACGAGAGCCAGTGGCGAGCGGATCACCTGCAGCGGCGTCGGGATGATATCGCCCGTGGGGCTCGCGATTTCGCTGCCCGTATAGGCAAGCCCCGGAATCTGACGCAGCACGGCGTTGAGCGTACTGCGCACGAAGGTCTGCCCGGGATCCAGCGAGTTGATCGCAGCGGCCAGCGTGGCACGGGCGCGCCGCGCCACGGCATCCACGTTGACCCCTGCTTGGAACGAAAGGTTCAGCCGCACTGGCTGGAGCACGACACGCGCCACGACCACGTTGACGTAGATGCCACAGGCGCGCACATCTTGCAGCCCCTGGAACACGACCTGTGCCAGCAAGCGGGACTGTTCAGCGTAGGCTGGGGAAGAGCCCGTCAGGTCGGCCAGATAGTCCGTGTAGCTGTCCGCCACGACCAGTTCGACCCACTTGGCGGGCCTCCCGAGCGCATCCAAGACCTCGAACGCCTTGGCCTTGGCTACCCCCGCCACCGCAAGCGCGCCTTGCTCCAGAGCCGTCAGCGTGGCCCTGCGGGCCGTCGTGAAAAACGCCCGCGCCCGCGCCCGCAAGGATTCGTCCCCCTCCGCATCCGCTGCTCCCGAGGACGCCAACGGATTCGTGACCGCCAAGTCGCCTGGCGCCCCCGGAATCGTGTCCAGGAGCGTCGTGAGTGTCGCGGCACGCACTTGCTGCGTCCGCCCCGCCAGCTTGCTCTTGGCGGCGACGAGCACAGGGCCCGTGGAGCCCCCGGAGAACGTCCCCGCCGCCACCGTGACGTATTCCGTACCGTCCAGCGTCCCAACGCGCGTGTACGCGGGCACCGTGAATGCCCCTGGCACCGGCGCCGTGGTCGAGAAGGAGAGCGACACGAGCCCGCTGGCCGCCGGTTTGCGCACGAGGCCATAGCGGTCGAACACGAGATGATCCAGGTACACGTCCCGTGCGCTGTCCAGGAAGCTCGCGCTCTGCAGCAGGATGAGCCGGGAAATCACTTCCTCGCTCATCGACGCCCCTGCCGCGAGCATCGCGTTCGCGTCCATGCCGGCGCGATCCACGGCATCGCGGGAGATGCGCGCCTCGCGCACGAGCACCTCGTCGCGACCGATGCGCATGAGTTCCGAATGCCGAGGGAAGTCCAAGGCGTCCTCCTACGTCAGGTGCCCCACCACGAGCCCCGTGATGCCCACGAGAGCACCTGTCTTCTGCAACTTCACTTTCAGGTCCAGCGTCAGCACCCCGTGTGCCAAGTCCATCGAGAGCGTCGCGGAGGCGTCGTCCACCTCCGGCTCCTGCTTTACCTGCCGCAGAATCTCCGCGCGCAGATACGGAAGCTCGCTCGTCTTGAAAAGCTCCTTCTCCTGCATCCCGAACCCGTAGTCCGGGAGATGCCGGAAGGCACCACGCGGCGTCATCACGCGCCGGCGGATGAGCTTCTCGACAAGTTCGATCCCGCTCACCGTCGTGTAGTCCCCTCCCGGATCGATCTGCAGCGTGCCCCCGCGCCAGGTGTCTCCCGGAACCTGCCGGTTGGCCAGATCGCGCGCAACCAGGCGACGATTGACAGCCCCGTCTTCAGCGCTTGTCGCATCCGTCCAGCGCGTCCCGTAGCACACGCCGGAAACAGGCGTCTGCAACCCCATCATGTCATGAAGCTGCGAGTTCGCGACCAGCAACGCCACGTTGTCCGAACCGAAGCGCCGCAAGGTCACGAGGTCGAACACGAGAGGCAGGGAAACGTATCGAACGCACATGACATGGAACCGCAGTCCCGTGTCCTGTCGCGTGACGATCCAACCGTTCGGGTCGTAGATGCCGCCCCCGGCCGCATCCAAGCGCGGACTCGCGGTGAGTTCGACGCGAAGCTGCCGCTCTCCCACCGAGTAGAGCTTCGCGATGCCGAGCGGACTTGCCCCCGCGCCCCACGCACCCCCGCCCCACGGACTCGGCCCGAAACCAGGCATCTACTTCGCCTCCACTTTTCCCGCTTCCACTGCAGGCGTGTTCGGCCAGACAGCAGCGGAAGGTCCGGTCACGCCCGCACCCACAGTCACCCCCGCGTGAGTATGCGTCGAGAGCACCGTTTTGAGTGAGTCGAGATAATTCTTCAGAGTGGTACCCAGCGCCACGGGTTCCGTACCGGACTCGTCACCGAGAAACACCTTCCCGGAATCCACCTTCAGGATGATGTCAGCGTTCCCCGCCACCGTAAGCCGCGCATTCGCCCCCGGACGAGCGAACACGACGAGATCCTGCGGGTTGTCCAGCACATCCTGCGGAGGGGGATCCGCCTCCAACCAGGCCGGCTTTCCGACGATGACACCCCCCTCGCTCGTTACACCCTCAGGGTAGACAACGAGCACGAGATCGTTCTTCCACAGCGGGGCGTAGACGAAGAATCCGGCCGTGGCTGCGAGCGTACCGACCCGCACCGTGTCGGTCTCCTCGCTCGGCAGAAGCACCACGTCCGCTAGGTAGCCGTGCTTCGGATCCAACCAAGGCGAGACGACCCGCGCGTAGCTGCACCAGAGCCGCGTGTCGATGCGCGGAGAGGAAAGCGCCGAGGCCAGGTCGGGCAGGTTGATGTCCGGCCCGATCCGGGCGCGCGGTGGCGCGCGTGTCGCATGAGCACCCATCTAGCTGCGCCTCCCTCTGTCGGCCGGGCCCTGCGTGCTCGGAAAGATCGCAGGACGGGAGCGCCGATGCACGGACCCACGACTCTTCGGAGCGTCCGCGTTCGCCTCCGTGAACCGATGCTCCAGATACGACTGGTAGTCCGCGCTGATCTCGACGCCCGAGTCTCCGTTCACGTTGAGCTTCACCCCCGTCACCCGGAAGTACATGAGCGTTTCCAGCAGATTGCGTGCGGATACTGCCAGGATGCGAGCGAAGTTCTCGTCTCCCGGCTGGTAGTCCTCCCCACCCAGCACCTTCGCCAGTCGTTTCACCTCCACCTCGTAAGGATCCCTCCAGTGGTCGATGGCACTGGCTACGAGCGGCGACTGGTTGGAAAGCATCTGCTGATTCACGACGATCCGGATGGCGTCACCCGGACGCAGCCGGAGAAGGTCCGGGTCCGATGCATCTCCACCGAATGAAGCAAGCCCCTTGGTCGTCACGGTCCCCATGTATTCACCCCGCGCCAGTTCCCAGTACACCGTCTTCGCAATGGCTTCGAGTTGCCATGCCTTCTTGATGCCGTGAACGGGGAATCGAACTACATCCGCGTAGGTACTGAACCCGCCCGCATCCTTGAACAAGGCGCGGATCTGCTTGCTACTGGGGCGCCCATTATTCTGCCGCTTGATCAGTCCCGTCTCTGCCGCCCGCTCCTTTTTGGGCGTGCCCGGGGGGGCTATCTTGATCTCGCTCTCGGGAGGAAATTGCGCCTTCAGGAGCGTACCTCCTTTCTTTCCGCCGTCCTGTGTCAGGCACACCACCTCGACCACGCGCGGCTTGAATCCGTTGAACTTGCGCGTGATCGACCATTCTTTCACGTCCCGCCCGTACACGAACCAGCGGACGGGTATCTGCTCCTTCGCCCCGTCCAGTTCGACTATCCGGCGCACGCCCCCCGCGAACGGCGTCGGATGTTGCGGGTCAGCCCCACCGAGTTCCAGCGTCGTGTACAAACTCCGAATCGGACGGACCCGAAGAAGCTCGTTGTCGAAGTACGGGACCGCGCCGACCAGGAAGCAAAACTGCGTGATAAGATCCCAAAAGCTGTTTCGGTAGGGGTCGCTGGGCATCCCCTTCTTGGGAGCCGACGAATTGCTCTTCGCACCGAGGGACTGCTGCGGCCCCGACGCATTCCCGCCCGCCAGTGGCTCCTCGCACACCAAATCCGGGTTCTCGGCAGGCCCCGGATCCGTCGAGACCCCGCCGGACTCCGGCTGCGCGGGAACATGAACCCGGGTGATTCCGTCCGCGCTCCGCGGACTCGGAATCTTGCCACCGGGCCACTCGTTCGGGTCGGACGCGGCTACGTCGATATAAGCCGAGAAAGGATGCCGATCCACGATCTGCCGGACCACGCTGACGATGTTCTCGTTCAGCTTCAGGTCCGTGAAGCGAGCGGGGTGAGCAACGCTGTCGATGAGCACGCCACGCAGATCCCGGCCGCTCAGCGTCACCCAATCGCCCGAATTGTCGTGGACGACCTTCATCTCGTCAGCCACCCCGATCATCACGAGATTGTCCTTCAAGGGGACGATTCCCGCCCCGCCGTCCCGGCCATCGGCAGCCGGTACGTGCCGACCTTGCTGAGCCGCCGCGAAGTCTCCTGCCGCCACCGAGTCCATGTAGATTTCGACACCCACGGCACGTAGAAGCCGGGGGTCGATGGGCAGATCCGCGTAAGCGAACACCAACTCGAACCGACTGGCCTCCCGGTACGACTTCAAATCCATGCTCGCGGACTTCGGCACGCGCGACACGGCCCGATAGAGCATCGCGTTCGCATCGTCCATCATCTCCGTGATTGCGAGCGCACTCTGCCCGACCGTCGCTTCCAACCGTCCCGCCACCCCCTTCACAGGGCTGTTCAGGTACTCCGGGGGAAGTGTCTGCTTCAACGTGAACTGTTTGGCTACCGTGCCGACATCCTCAACACGGATGCGCAGGTTCACCGTGATGCCGGGGTAGGACGCGGGAGACGTACCCCCGGATTTCGCCGTGGTGAACTGCCCGAAGCTCGCGACTCCGAGACTCATGCCGCAGCCGCCGTTCCCGCGAACTGCCGGGGAATGAAAACCACCTGTCCCGCCGTCAGGACCGAATCCTCCAACCCGTTGTAGTCCATCAGATCGATCCAGTGATCCTGCGTCCCGTAGTACTGGAGAGATACGTCACGCAGGTTCTCTCCCTCGCGGGCCGTGTGAACCGCGCGCACCTGTGGCTCGATCTGGCGCAGAAAGCGGTTCTTCGCGTCAGCGGCTTGATTTCGCAGCGCGAGTGCGGCGGACGCAGCCGGCCGGGTTGCGGAGGAAACCGCCAGCACTTCACCGACGGCCAGAAGCACACTGTCCGAAACGCGAAACAGCGTCTCCGTCACGACGGCCTCGTTGCGGGCGAGAATGTTCTCCGCCGCAGGAATGATGCTCCCGCAAGTGTCCACGAACCGCCGTGCGGCCTGCACAGGAGACAGGATGCCATCGACCTGTGCATTGATCGTATCCGCCCACTCGTTCATCGCACCCTGGATGTCCGAATCGTAGCCGGAGATCGTATCCGCGAACGTGTTGACAGCGGCCAGCTTGTCGGCCGCCGGCGAGAGAAACGTCACATTCGCCCCGCCAGTGCCCGGCGTAGCCAGCAGATTCACCGCGTCCGGTGAGAGCGCGTTGTAGGGAGCACCTCCGACAAGATCCTCGCGAGGTTCCTGATCGGAGGCCAAACCATACCACTCGCGTACCGTCTGCCGGGCAGCGTCCAGTTCTCCGCGCAGCCGTTCCAAGGCACGCCCGAAGTCTGCGAGAACCTGCGTCGCGTCCACCCCCGGAGAAGCGACAGGGGGGGCCACGTCATCTTGAGAGATCCACTCGAACTCCATCTCCCAGTACACGTCCTCTACGCGCTCCCATCGGTGCTTGAACCGCTTCAGCATCCCGCGACGCACGATGTCCGCCCACTGGACGCGAAGTACCTGGCCCGCGCGACGAATGAGATCCACCGCGGATACGATGTCGATTGGTGCATAGAGCCGGGTATCCCCTGCATCCGTGCCCGACGCACCAAGCGCCAACCAGGCGGCACAATCCGGATCCGACAAGTAACGCAGTTTCCACGACCCTTGAATCGTGGTGCTGCCCTCTTTCGCGCCCAATACCTGGACGGTGCCCGCGGCACAGCCGGGATTCCACGTCACCTCGAAGCGTTGCTCCCCGTCGAACTCGACGGGACGATATGGCCCGGCGCGCCCCAAAAGGCGGAGCATGCGCTGCTCTCCCGTGGTCTCCTCGACGATGAACACCGTGGACTCCACTGGCGCAACCTCCTAATGAGATCCGGCGTGCGAAGCTCCGCGCATGGCACCGATCTTCCCGATGCTCTCCGCGAACCCCACTGCGATCCGATCCGGGTCGAATCCCTCCGCGAACATCTGCCTGATGTCGAATCGACTGTAACGGAAGTCCTGGTTCAGGCTCGTGCGCCCGTCCGGCGTCAGGAGTTTGCCCAAAGCCCGTGCCTTCCGCGGGGCAGCTTCCGCCAGAAGATCCATGTACTCCTGGTAGGAAAGATCCGTCTTGAGATGCAACTTGGTTTGTTTGTACTCCGCACGAGCGCGCGCCAACTGATCGACAGCCAGCATCTGCTCCTGCCCTGGCAACGTCGCAAAAAACTTGCCCGCGGTCTTTCGCCCGCCGGGATCTGTCCACAATCCGGGAGCATTGGCCAAACCCACCCCGCGAAGAGCCAATTGCCAGCGTTCCAAGTTCTCCGGCGCGATGAAACTTCGATTGGTGAGCCCCTCCACATGAACGCCGGGAATGAGATTCAACCCATACTGCACAAGGCGAAGCAACTCGACTGCCGCCTCTGTCAGAAGCCCGACGGCTATAGGCAGCGCAGAGTGAAACAAAAGATCGAAGTACTCGTTCACACGCTCGTTCCCGAACCACTTGTTGAAGCCGAAACCGCCGACCGAGGCTCCAAACGTCTCCAACCCCCAAGTCGTAGTCTGCCCGACATTCTTGCGATTCGTGATCATCGAGTGAGCCCCGCCTGCCAACAGCAGACCAATGGCGCCCAGGGCACCGACACCAAGGGCACCCCTCAACCCAGCGGCAAATGCAGGAATTCCGAGCCCCTTCTTCAGCATGAGTATCTGCACGATCAGGGCGGCCGCGGAAACCAAAGCGGTCAGCACATCCCCAGCCAGGAGGCTCTTCGCAAGAGTGTAGGCATTCACGCCACCCATGGCCAGCATCCCCGCCCCCGCAAGCGCGGCCCCTTTTCCAACCGGTACCGTACCACCCAAGACACCGGGCACACCAAGATTTGAAACAAAACCGGAAATAGCGGAGGTGGCTGCCAGTTTGTTGAACAGCTTTCCCGCACCAAGCAAGCCCACGGCAATTCCGGCAACCTGAATACTTCGATCCAGAAGATCACCGTAGTACGCTTTGGACTCCTCCAGTTTCCTGTTGATATCCCCGAACAACGCCTTCAACCCGTCGAAGACACGCCCCGTCCCGATCTGCTTGATCTGCTGAAGATGGGTCGTGAACGTTCCCCAAATCGTGTCCCAAGTCTGTGCGAAGTCATCCACCATCGGCTTGAACTTCTCAAAGACGGCGAGCAGCGCCTGCGCGCGCTCCGGGGCGGTCATCTGTTTCCACTTCTCCTGCGAGATTCCCATGCCCCGCAGGTACTCCTTGAACTCCAGCCACATGCGCGTCGTGGCGCGGCTTGCCCCCGTGAGCATCAGGAAGAGGTCGCGACCCGCCTGAGGCGCCCCGATCATCATCGCCTTGGAGATGGAGCCGTACTTCCCGATGAAGCGCGCCTGCTCCGCGACCGTCGTGAACCCCGCACGTGCAAGCGCCGGATACGCCCGGGAAGCGATCTCAACGTACTCCTGCATCGTTCCCGGCAGAAGCGCCGCCTGATTACGAATCTCCTCCACGAAGCCGGCGGCCTGCCGCCGCGCCTCCGACCAGCTCCGCGTAAGCCCGGCCGAATGCATGACGCCCGCGAACGAGAGGTTCAGATTCTCGAACATCTGATTCACGTCCACGAATTGACGCGCAATCCGGCCGAGCCCCTGCAGCAAGTAGTTCACGCGCCAGATCGTCCCGGTCAGATCGCGCAGCGAGAAGCCCACCTGCCGGATCTGCCCGGCGGCGGCCTGCCCGTTGACCGAGAAGATGATCTGGACGTGACGCGTGACCGCCATGCAGGAACCTCAGTCGCCTTCCGCAGCCTCCCTGTTCGCCTCGTTCTCCTCTTTCACGAGCCCGTTCACAGCCGACGCAAGACTCTGGAGATCACGGACGCTCATACCCAGCGCCAGGCTTGCCGGCTGCTTCCCGTAGCGCCCCAGGTAGGCCAGAAGCCGCCAGAGCTGGCGTTCACGCTCCTGCGGCCCCTCCGCGTGCAAACACAGGAGCCCGAGCGTCAGGCCCCTACCTGCACCTTCCGGCTCTGGAGAAAACCCGACACAGCCTCCTCCGTAGGCTGCGAGATGTCGTTCCAGGCGGTCACGACGAGCGCCCTGACCTTCGGCCCCATCCGCTCCCAAGCACGATCCGCGCTCCCGTCCACGACGGAAACCGGATCCCCGTTGACTTGCGCGAGAGCAGCCTTGGCCATCTGGAACGTGTACGCCGCCGGGTCGGTCTTGACCCGCTTGGCAGCCATCAGTTCCTCAGCCGCAGTCAGCTCCACGAGCCCGACCGACTTGATCTCCCCACCGATGATCTCGGGGATCTGGAAGGTGTGAATCGTCCTCTCCGGCATCGTTTCTCCCCGGGGGGTGGCCGCGACGGCCACTACCCCTTCGAAAGGACACCCTCGCTAGAGGATGTCGAAATCCGCACCACGGCCCGACAGCGTCAGCGTGCTGTACTCGCTCCGCCCGCCCGTGTTCACGGGAAGCCCCTCGAACACCACGTCCATCAGCGAAACGGTCTTCGCCTGGAGATTCGGGAACGTGCAGATCGCCTTGATGTCGAACCTCTTGTTGATGTGGGCACTGTCCCGGCGGGCACGGCCAATAATCGCCTGGAGGAGATCCGTCACGTCACCCGTGTCGAGCTGAACCTCCAGCCGGAAACGCACCCCCTTGAAGATGTCGTCCACACGCACGGTGGTCTCGCCGAGGAACTCCTCCTCCTTGGCGTCCATCATCGCCTCGATCTCGCAGCTCTTCACCGACGTGACCGACTTCACCGGGACGCCGTTCATCGTCACCTGCACTTCCACCTGCTCGCCACGGAGACGGAGCTTTCGGGGCATGTTCTCCTCCTTGAAACGCCGAAGGCGCCCGGATTGCCGACTGCCGGCAACCTCGGGCGCCTATCCGACCTTGCGGCCGTGTACGTCCTGCCCCATCCGGGGCGGTCGGGAGACAAGGTAGCGCTAGGCGATGCCGGGGGTCAAGAAACGAGGGGACACGGTGCGCCCGCTACGAGGGGCGCTTCTTATTCTAGCCACAGGGTTGAGGGGGAAATTCCCCAGCAATTCCGCGAGGTGCCCCGATCCGCCCCATACGCCCTTGTCAGGACGACAGGAGAGACCGACCCAGCACATCATGCAGAGCCCGAGCATGTGCCTCCCGCGGACCCGCAGCGGTCGGCAGAAGGCCCAACAGAAACAGATGCTCCCGACGCTGCCGTTCTGCCGCGGACTCCCGTGACTCGATCAACGCAGCTTCCAAGGCCCGTGCGGCATCCTGTGCGTCGAATCCCGAATAACGAAAGCCCACGTCGACCGGCAGCATGTCGGAGTTGTGAACCACGGGCCAGCCCCCGTACATCGCGTCATACCAGGCGTAGTTCAGCGCGTTCTCCCACTGATGGGAGAGAAGCACATCTCCGTAGGCCGACATGAACCAAGGCAGCCGATAGCGTGCCTCGAACGAACACTTCCGCGTGCCGGGACTGTTCCGACTCTCCGCCCGCACCACATCCAGATGTGACGCGAACTGCTCGAAAGTCAGATGCTTCTTCAGATGCTCCGAATTGAGAACGTACACGTCCCCCAGCACATCGGGCCTGCGGCGCTCTACAACCTCGCACGCTAGCAAAGGGACCATGCACGTCTTCACGATGTTGATGTCCGGCTCCGCGACGACCACTCTTCCCCTACGCGCGTTCGGACGATAGCCGAACACGAGATCGGACTTGAACTCACGCACGGCACGCTGCACGAAAACAGGACTCCAGATGTGGGGAAGCACGCGCACGGGACAACGATGGTTCACCTCCCACCACGAACGACACGTCCGCTCGTGCTGAGGATTCGTCCAGACCTCGTCGAATCGCGCCCCATTGAAGATACTGCCAGCCGGTTTGCCATGAATCATGCGCTCCGCGTCGATGACGAAGGAATTACCGTAGCGGAACGCCACGGCCTTGCCCCCATGTGCATGAACACGTTCCACGTCCTCTGCGGAAACCTGAGCGCCCATCTCCACGAGCATGTCCAACCGATCGATCACATCTGGAAGACGGTGGAAGTTGATCCCCAGCCCGTCCAACAGCATTCCTGCAGGCGCTTTCTCGCCATCACCTCCGTTGATCGCCAGAACCTCGACATCGGAAAGAGTGGACAGAAGTTGCCGGAGAAAGACGCAGTGCTGATCCCCCCCGTTGTTCCAGATGGTGCGCTTATTGCTCAGGAAGAACGTGATTCCGACGACGAGCACGGGAACCTCCCCGCAAAACTTCCCACAAGCATGTCAGTCTCTAGAAGCACTTCGCCTCCGTATTGACGAATCATACCTGCTGTCCAGATTGATCGGTGACACTCGTATGTATTACCTTTCCATGCACCTTGCTCTCGCCTTCCGTTCGGAGTCGAGATGACAACGGCCTTATTATCCGCGCAGAGTTGCTGCAACAGATTTTCTGCGGGAATCTGCTCAAGGTGTTCCGGCCCATCAATCCAAAGCACCAAATCAAACCCCGCAAGATTTTGCCGCACAGCCTGTGCATAATCAAGCACACAAATCTCGTCATAGGCCAACCAGCACAAATTGCGGTACTTCTCCCACGCTTCATAACCGACAATTCGTACACGCCGATCAGGAGGAAGAAGACCACGGCACATCGTATCCGCGTATTCACGCACCAGCACACCATACTTGCCCAAGCCAATACCGAGATCCAGCACTGAAGCCGGGGCCAGCCGATCCACGATACGCAGGACAGGAGTAAGACTTTGTGCAGAACTTGTCGGCAAGAAAAGCCTCCAACAAAAAAGGGGGCGCCGCCTCGACCAAGCAGCGCCCCCCAACTATAGCCGACAACGAAGGAAAAAAACTAGATCACCGTGAAGAGCACGTTGACCGTGATCTCCCCAGTGGTCATGTCATTGAGATTGTGCGCCCCATCCGGCGTGAAGGTCGCAATGATCTGTGCCCCGGCCGCGACGAAGTGCTTGTGCGGAGCGGTCCCCGGCACGATATTGTCCACCTCGCCGTCGATGGCAGCGTCCATCCCGCTGATGCCGGAGGCCAGGCCGATGTCGTCCCCGGCCGTGCCTACCTTGACATCCAGCGACACGATTCCACCGCCCGAGAACTGCGTGCCCAGCTTCGCGGACACCCCGAGGATGTGGGCGTTGGCCGGGAGCACAGCTCCGATGTTCTCGACCTCGGCGACACCGTTCACGGCATTCGTCAGATCCCCGTGGACGATGGTCGCCGTGCGGAGCTGCACCAGAGGACCCCCCACGATGGAAGCATCCGCGCTAGCCCGCGTGCTTTCCTCCGTGGAGATCCGGGTGGTCAGAGACGTGTCGGCACTGGCCCGCGTGCTTTCCTCCGTCGAAACGCGGGTTTCCAGCGAGCCCGTCGTGGAAGTTTCCACGCTCTCGGCCGTACTCACGCGGGTCTCCAGTGAAGTATCCGCGCTGGCCCGCGTGCTCTCTTCCGTGGAAACCCGCGTCTCCAGCGACGTGTCAGCGCTGGTACGCGTGCTTTCCTCTGTACTCACACGGGTTTCGAGCGATCCGGTCGTGCTCGTCTCGACGCTTTCGGCGGCACTGACGCGGGTGGTCAGCGACGTATCCACGCTGGTCCGCGTGCTTTCCTCCGTGGAGACCCGAGTGGTCAGCGACACGACCGAGCTGGTGCCATCGTCGATCTTGGCAAACACGATGGGATCCGTGCCCAGCGTCGTCGGCGCCGTCGAGACGCGGTACGCCTGCCCGGCCTGAAGCGTGCCCTGGGCGATGAAGCTGTAGGCGTCCACCGTCATTTCACCGGCCGTGTTCGCATCGGCGGCGCGGGTCAGCACCCAGGGCGTCGCCCCGGTGCCCAGCGTCGTGAGCGTGTACCAGCCGTTGCGTGCGGTCGCGGCCTCGTTCTTGACGAGCACCCGCATCCCGAGAACGGGAGCCACGCCGTCCACGGTCGGGAAGGCATTGTTCGCCCCGCCCGTGATGGTCTGTGTCGTGTACGTCGGCACGCTGCCACCGTCGTGCAGCGTCAGCGTGGTGGTCGTGCCGACCTTCGCAGCATCCTTCATGTCCAGCGCACCCACGGCCACCGCAATAGCCGTGTCCATCTGGAGCTTGCTCGGAACGTCCGCGTCTGCCGTGGCGTCCGCGATGTTCGTGATCTTCTTGCTGTTGACTCCCGGCGCTGCGTCGTGGCTCGTCACGCTCGCGGAATCCAGCGTGTCGCGCACCTCCAGGACGTAGCGGATGAGATCGGATCCACCCAGCCGCGCTTCGACGGTGGCCTTGGCCCCCTCGACAGTGGCGGCCTCTCCGCCCTGCAGGTAGCCCTTGTACGGGAAGGGCAGGGACACCGGAAATCCGGTCAGGTTGACGATCAGGGAGCGCGCCATGGGTTTCTCTCCTCTCGCTTGCTCGCGGCCGGGCTCTACCCGCCGCCCGGTTTCACGTCTATCCTGCCGCCGAAACAACCACTGTCTGCTCGCTGATCTGCGTATTCAGGACGATCACGTCGGCACTCGCCAGCGTGCGCACTGCGATGTTCAGAACGAAGATACCCTGTGCTTCCAGCGCGTCGGTGTTGCCGCTCTCGGCGTCCACCGAGAAATCGTCAATGCGCTGTGCCTCCGGGCGCTCTTCGCTCTTCAGCTCCTTCAACCAGTTGTAGCAGACCGCATGGGCCGCCTTCTTCAGGCCCTCGGTCATGGGCTCCTTCACGAGAGGAGCCAGCGCGGCGGCCAGAGACTGCTGGATGTAGTCTGCCATGCGCCGCCGGGCGATGGTCTTGCGCGTACTCTCTGCGATGTTCGTCGTGATACCGCTCTGGAATTGCCACCCCTGGTCGGGATCATCCCGGAGGGCGCAGACGCCCTTCGCGCGGAACAGCTTGTAGTGCGACATCTGGAGCGCGGGCGTACCCCGTCCAAGCCCATACACCGTCGAGAGGCAGCGCGGAACGGGATCCGATGTCTGCCCGGGGTTGCGCTCTGGCTGCAGCAGCGACAGGATGGAGGCCATCCAGCCGCTTGCGGGCATGTCCACCACGCCCTCGTCGTAGTAGAAGCCGTCCGCCCCGCGCAGCCGCTCCCCGACGAGATCCCCGATCTTGGTCTGCACCGCCGGCCAGCAGTAGAGCACGCGGTCCAGACGATTGACCCCGACACCCGGCGCCGCATCCCCCAGCACAGTCGAAACCGTGACCTGGTTCACGGGAGGCGAAACGACCGCCACTTTGGGCATCCCGACGGCATCCGTGTCCAGCATGAGCTGGTAGAGCTTGCTCGCGATGTCGTTGGTGCAGCGCGCGGAGAAGACGACGTTCACTTCCCGGCTGGGAAGCTCGTCCGACATGAGTCCGCGGATCGCCGTCTCGTACAGCGCGTCGAGCGATGCACTCTGCGGGGCGTTGGGCGCCTGCACGGCGGCCGTATAGACGAGCCCGGTGGCCCCCGTCATCGTGCGCAGCTTGAGCCCGGAGAGGGGATCCCACGTCGTCGCGGTCGCGGCCGGCGGCACGCTGATCGGGGAAACGGTCGTGTCCCCCGCGATGGTCGCGTCCAGTGCCCGTGCAGGCACGACATAGCCGCCTGTTTCGTCCACGGCGTTCGCCCCGCCCGTGTCCGCACAACCCGAAACATGGATACGCCAGGGAAGCGCCCCCGCGTCGGTCGCGAACGAGAACGCGCTCCCGTCCATCTTCTCCAACGAGAGCTGCGTCGCACTCGACACCGCGCGCACCCGCAGGGTCATGGCATTCGTCCCGAGAGCCCCCGCGCCCCCGATGACGCCCAGCACCACGATGTCGCCCTTGGCGACACCCTCGTTCACGAAGTCGCCTGTGGCACTTGTCAGCGTATTGGCCGTCTGCGTGCCCGGTCCGGCATCCGTACCGTTCTTCACGACGTTGGTAGCGAACTCGCCCCCCATCCGCACGTCCATCGTGGAGGCCACGAGCACCGTGGCTGTCCCAGCCACACCCGTCGTGCTGGACGTGAACCGGAGCGTCGCGCCAACCGCCGTGCAAGTGCCATTCGTCAGAGGACCGTCGATGATCAGAGCCAGCTCGGCGGCCGTCACCTGTGCATCGTTCGCCACGTCGCTGCCTGGCGCAAGCGTGCCCGTGCCCGCCGTGAAACCACAGTTCCCGATCGTGTTGACCACGTTCGAGATCGTCACAAGCGAACTCGTGCCACCAACATCCGACGTAAGGTCGCAGTCCGCACCGTTGAGCACGCCGCGTCCGCCGAAGATGCTGGTGTTGATGAGCGCGATCAGCGCCGCGACATCCGCAACACCCGCGCCCGTCACGGTCTGTACGGGCCCGCTCTCGAACGCCACGTCGAAACTTCCGGTCCACGGATAGGCGGCAATCCCACCCGTGTTCTTCCGGATGCTGTGGTTCGCCGTGATGTTGAAGTTCTGCACCCCGCCCGCGTTGAATTGCATTGAAATCTGGTTCGCCCCGGCAGCACGGAAATCGAACGGACCCGCGCCCGACGTGACCGTAGCCCCCGTCGCGGAGTCCGTCACCGCCGTCGTCGCCCCGTCCGTGCCCGAATGGTAAGCATCCGTCGCGAGGAAGCTCTTGCGCGTGCCCGTCGCCGCCCGGCTCGTCCCCGTCCGGAACTGGCGCCCAGCCTCGACCGTCGCAGCCTGCATCTGCACGACCGGCGAGGGATCCGCAGCCGACGTGTTCGTGGGCAGATCACGGAAGAGCCGCACGCCACGCGAGCTACACAGGTTCACCGGAACGGCCACAAGCCGTGAGAAGGCGTGCCCCTGCAGCGCCGCCCAGCCGCTCCCACAGGTGATGCCCCACTCGCCCAGCGTCGAATCCCACCCGCCCAGCTTCTCCACGAGATCCTGCCCCGAGTAGATTTCCACGGGGCGCGGGTCGGACGACACGACACCCGCACTGCTCACCGCCACGCCGTAGGCCATGTCCGCGAACTCGCCCACGACGGCCACGACGCCTGTGCTCACACCCGCCACAGCCGAAGGCGGAGTGGCATCAACAATCACGAGCCCTTCGATTTCCGCGAGCACCTGGGAAGCCGGCATTGAAGTAAAGCGGCGGACAAAACCCATTCGAGCCTCCTGCGACGGGCGGCCCCGAACCCGGCAACCGCCCGCTCCCCCCGTTCACGACCGCATCCTGCCCCAAGACGGCAGGAAATGCACCTTTCAACCCCCGCTCGCAGCCACCCCGTCCACCGCAACTCGCGCACGGGGCCGTATTCCGACCACAGCCGACGGGCGCACGACCCGGACGGCCGCAGACACGACGAAACGCCCCGCACGATCCCGACGCTGCGAGGACTCCGGAGAATCCTCGTAGAGCATGGATTGCAGGGCGTAGGACGCGATCTCGTTGTGGTAGAAAGGCAGCACGAGACAGAATCCGTACTGGTACTCCACCGGGTTGAGTGCGTCCTCCACCAGGAGGGACAGCCTTCTGCGCTCGACCGAGCGAGTACAGTCAATCTCGACCGCCAGATCCTGCCGAAGTTCCGAGAAGACGTGCAGCCTAGTGCCGTCTGGAAGGCGCCCGCTGGCCTCATCGATGGAGGGAGTCAGCCGGGCTTCCTGGTAGGCTCCATCCCCTTCGCCGTAGACGATGAGCGCCGGATGCTGAAGCTTCTCCTCCGGTTCAGCCCAATCGTAACGGGCACACTTGAACCCGAGCAGACCCTCGGGAGTCTCGATCTTCTTGTCGGACAGGTACTCGCACAGACCGCGCGTCAAAGCCGTGTGAGCATCCACCTCGCGGACGGCCGTGCTCTCGATGATCTCCCGCTTCCCCGGAATACGGACGCCACCTGTTGGCCGGGGCGCCTGCGGGACGGGATTCGCCGGAGCCGTCTGTCGGGGAGTCCAGATGCCCACGGTTCAAATCCTCCGCAGCATCGCGTCGAGTTCCCGCTCGATGGCCTGCTCCGCGATGTTCGCGATTCCCGGAAGAGCATTCGTTGCCACAAGACGGGGACGCTGCCCCCTCCGCTTGATCGCACGCGCCAGCAAAAACGCGCGCTTCTTGAGATCGAGCACCATCCAGTTCCGGATCTTTCCCCCGCGCACGCCTTTCTTCGTGGTCTTGCGCGGGCCCGAGAACACCCACGCGGAGGGTGCCATCCTGGATACCGTCACGGTAGGAAGACCGCCGTTCTTCCCCGGCGCAACGTGCGTGACCTGGACAGTACGTGTCCGCCGCTTCCGGAAAAGGCCCCCGGACAACTGTGCCGTGTTCTTTCGCCACGACTGGCGCCCGGTCATCCCCTTGCGCCGGAGCCAGTTCATCAGAGGCCGGATAGGAGGCTGCCGGGCGCCGGCATGCCGCCCGACTTCCAGAACTTCCGAGTAGATGCCCTTGTCGTTTCCGAGAATCAGCCCCTTCCGGAAGTTCCGCGGGCGCCAGGCACGCTCGAATCCACCCTTGTCGCGCGGGGGGTAGTAGCTAGGAGGAGAAACTTCGTTCGCGATGAGTTGAAGCCAGGTTACGAACAGATTTCGGCACTTCTGCACGACGCGCACGATTCCGCGCGTCATGACATAGTCCAACCGATTCGGAATCAGATTCACGGCATTCAGCCCCCTGACCGTGATCCGAATCTCCATCAGAGCACCCCCCCGCCCGAACCGTGCCCTTCCGCGTGAACGCGTTCCAAGTCCACAGCCCATTGCAGAGAACCGGCCAGGTAGACGGGAACGCCCCGCACGGAGAAGCGCCGCACGACCTTCCCGCTCCCCGCAAGCGGAAACTCGACCTCCCAGTAGAAGGACACATCGTCCGCCGGAGGATTCCCCTCCTCGTCGCAGCCTTTCAGGAAATTCTCGCTGTAACGCCCCGAAATACCGTTGACGCGGATGGAACCCTGTTCCTCTTCGCCACCGGCACCGACGACAGTGGAAAGATCGGACAGGTCAGGCGACTTCGGAATAGGCGTCAGCACCTCGGTCTTGGCGACAATCTCGCTGCCCTCGCCACGGGCACCCTCACTCCAACGAGTCCAAACGAGACGCACGACGTAGGGGCGCAACCCCAGCTTCGTCGCGATGTCGCGTGCTCCGTCCACGACAGGCACGAGCTTCTGCCCGAGCGAGGCCCTGAGCATCCGCGCGTCTGGCACCGTGTAACCCATTCGCTAACCCGCCATGACGGGAACCGACCGGATGCGCCCGGAGAGCCCCCAGCCGCGCTTGTACCGCTCCGACAGATGGTAGGGCTTCGACCCCAGCGTCTCCGCCAGGCGATGGCCCCAGCGCTGGTACTCGCCCTCCAACTGATTCGCCTCGTTCTCGTTCAGGGAAAGCTCGTCGGCCCGCGTCACCGCCCGTCGTTCCTGGGAGGCGACCAACAGATCCTCGACGCCGTCCATGATCTTCAGGACGCGGCGGACCCGGTCGCAGCCCCCGTCCGTCTCGCTCAAGGCATCCATCGCCCCGTCGAGAAGCCACGCCGTCGAGAGCGCGGCCGGCATCCCGAGCCCGATGGAAATGACCGGATTCACCAGGGGATAGCCGAGGTGCATCTTGACGCGGGCTCTGTCTTCGGCCGAGAGCGCCACGCGCACCTCCGGCGCCCCTCGCGGGGGCTAGTGCTGCACCGCATCGAGCTTCACACCCGCCTGCGCGAGCCTCAGGTAGAAACCGGGCCCGTGTGTCCGCGGCGTGATGAGCATCCCCTTCGGGAAGGTCGTCATGCCGCCGTTGACGAACGCGCGCCCCGTCTCGCGCACGCGGTACGTCTCCGCGGGGGGCGTGCCGTTTTCCTCCGCGACGATCTGCTCCAGCGCGTCCGTGTAGCGGAGTTCGTACTCCGCTGCGAGCGCCCGGGCGCGCTCCTTGAGCCTCGGGGAACCCGACCGCACCAGCGCGTTGAGCTGTTCGACGCGCGACTCCGGCTGCGGTGGCTGTTCCAGCATCGGCTTCTCGTCGCCCTGCACAGGCGGACGCTTCTGCTGCTGTCCGAACTTTTCCGACGCCATCGTCCCCTGCCTCTCCCCTCGGAAAGGAGCGGGGCCGGGCCGGGATTCGCGTCCAGCCCGGCCCCGCTCGGAAAGACCCGTACCCGTGCGCTAGGTGTCGGCCCCGCAGGCCACGACGCCCACGCGCTTGTAGCGGCGTCGGTCAGCCCCGCCAGCGGCGTCGGTACGCACGGCGAAATCGCCGTCCCACACCCAGGAGATGGCCACCATGTCCTGCGTGCGGTTGACCGGCGACCGGATGAGCATCTGCGTGCGCTGCGCGACCACGTCCACGTCGTTGTTGACGACACGCGCCCCGGTCATGCTCTTGCCGTTGAGTCCGGCCTCGGTGATGAGCCCCGAACGGTCCAGGAAGTACTCCTTGAACCCTCCGGCGCCCACGAAGAGCGCCCGGTGGATACGCACGCTGCCCGCGTTGTAGACCTCACCGGCGAACGGGTTGTCGCCCGTCGCGTAGGTCTGCGTGGCGAAGCTCGACGCCACGGTGCCGTCCGCGTTGAGCACGTTCACATCCTGCGGGCACTCCGGGTTGTCGAGGAAGAGGCACCCGAGCGCAGCATCCGCTACGAACTGCCTGTAGGTGAAGTGGTCGGGCACGCTCTGGTGGACTTGCCGGAACTCGCTATCGCTGAAGAGCTGCGACTTCATCACAGCGTCCAGGTGAGCGTGGTAGAAGCCCTCCGGGAAGCGGGACACGTAGGTCTGCTCGAAGCGCCCGACCATCGCCCGGATGGCCGCAAGCGACAGCGTGTTGTTGCTCGCGATGCCGTCGTCGTTCATCGCCCCGCCGACCCGGTGCATCCACGTCGCGTCCGTCGCGAAGACGTAGGCACGATCAGCCACCGTGACCGCCCCACCCGAGAGCGTCAGGGTGCCCGGCCCCCACACATCGTCCTGGTTGTCGGGCGTGAAACCCGTGACCGTGCGCGTGACCTCCCCCGTCGTGGTCAGGATCGTGACCGAGAGCGGATTGTTGCCGCTCACGGCGCCGAAGCGCACCGGGTTGGTCGAGTTCGCGAGCGTCGGATTGCGGGCAAGCGTGAACCCGTTGAGCCGCGTGACCGCGAGCGCCGTGACGGGACCCTGCCCGCCCCGGCAGGTCGTCCAGCCGGAAAGCGCGGCGTTGTAGAGCCGGTTTCGCGCGATGCGATCCACCGAGTAGGCCGCGTGCAGGGCCTGCTCCTTGGCCTTCTGCAGAAGTCCGTTGCGTACCGAGATGTGATCGCTCGTGACGTGCAAGTCCGTAGTGCCGCCATAGTGGCCCAGCACCACCTGCCACTGCTCGTAGGGCGCGTTGCGCACCGTCGGGTCCGAGCCGGGCTGGAGCTTGTTCGTGGTCGGGGTGATGATGCCAGCACCCGACATCCACTTGCTGTCACCGATCTCGCCGTCCCACTTCTCGGCGTCCTCGGGACCCACCTCGCCGCGGAAGAGCTGCTTCGGGAAGAGAACGTCCTTGATCTCCCGCTCCAGGTAGTTCTCCTGGATGAGCTGCCGCATCTCGGGGGAGTTGACGAAAATCGGCCAGTTCGCCATGTGTTTCTCCTTGCGCCGGGTCCGTTCCCGGCAGAGGTCTCGTCTGCGGACCCGGCCCGATCCCCCGCTACATCACGGGGGTTCGGATTCCAGCCGCCCGCCGCCGCGCTGCGTACTCCTCGTCCGAGAGACCCAGCACGCCCGGCGGCAGGGCCCCGCCTTTCGAGGCATTCCCGGGACTCGGCGGTGGAGGCGCACCCTGCGCCCCGTGCCCGGTGGTCGCCGGACCGACCGCCGCGAACAGTGCAGGTCGACTCTTCTTCATGTCCGCGAAGAAGGCCGCCCGGTCGAACTTGAGCGCGTCCTCGGGTTTCAGGGACGCGATGTGCTGCTTCACAAGATGCTCGGCGTAGTCCGGGTCCACGAATCCGGAGAGGATGGCGGCCTCGCGCGTCGCCGCACGGCTCTGCTGCTCGGCAAGTGCATCCGCCTTCGCCTTCGCCTCGGTCTGAGCTGCCTTGAGCGCCTCATCGAGCTTCACTTTGTCGGCAGCCAGTGCGTCCTTCTCCTGCTGCGTGGAGACGAGCTTCCTGTCCAGATCCTCACGGGCTTTCGTCAGCTCCGCAACCTTCGGATCCAGTTCGCCCACACGCGCCTTGAGCCGCGGGGCATCGGCCAGAAGCGCATCCACGGAATCGTAGCCCGCGGCCTTCGCCTTCTGCGCCAGATCGGCTTGCACCGCCTCGCGCCCCTTCGCCTCCGCGCGCTCCTTGATCTTCAGGAACGCGGGCTTCGGCACCTTGAGCGTATCGCCTTCCGCGATCACGCCATCTTCATCCGGCTTCGGGGCGGACGCCCCGCCGCCACCGCCGGCATCCTCGAGACCCATCGCAGGAACACGACAGAACCGCGTGCCCAGCTTGCCCTCCAGCCAGCCTTGCCTCTTTCGCACCAGCATGAGATCCGCTCCCGTCCGGTTCTTTCCCGGCTGTTCACCGCCGCCGTCCCGCGTGGACGACGGGGGCGATCCCGCTATTCGCCGGGACGCGCCCGGCTACGGTTGGCCGCCCGAAGGCGGGTACTACGCACCCTCGCCCGCGAACAGACCATCCGTCGAGACGGCCGGGCGCGGGATGTAGGTGAACGAGAAGGCCGTGCAGGTCCCCTCGAAGGTGAGCGTCTTGCCGTCCGCGCTCAGGGTTGCGATGCCGACCGAGCCGGCGCCCTTCGCGGCTGCCGTGAATCCCAGCACACGGGGCCCCGTATCGCTCGTGCCACCGCTCGTGATGATGGCAAGCGCAACGATCTGCCCAATGGCGGGCAGGTTCTCGCCATCCGCCAGCGTG